TTCCAGGCGCGTTACAAAGACGACCCGGTTTCGTTCGTTTCCGAAGTACTCGGAGTCGAACCGCAGCCTTGGCAAGCGAATCTACTCCGAGACGTAGCAGATCCGGCGATTACATCGATTAGCGCGGTCAGCGGCCACGGCACGGGAAAATCTTCTGCGGCAAGCTGGGCAATGATCTGGCACATCTTGACCCGATTCCCGCAAAAAACATTAGTGACCGCTCCAACGAGCGGCCAGCTCTACGACGCATTATTTGCTGAATTCAAGTCTTGGATCAAAAAACTACCAGACTTGTTACGTGAGCTCCTGGTCGTCAAAGCGGATCGAGTAGAGCTTGCCTTCTCACCGAGCGAATCTTTTTGCGGTGCAAAATTAGCCCGCCCAGAGCAGCCGGAGGCGCTGGCCGGAGCCCATAGTAAGCATATCCTTTTGATTGCAGACGAGGCGAGCGGAGTCGCCGAACAAGTTTTTGAATCGGCACTTGGCTCAACAAGCGGGGAACATTCCACTTTTTTGCTGCTTGGCAACGGGGTAAGAAGCGCCGGGTTCTTTTACGACACCCATCACAGACTAAAGGAACATTGGAAAACGTACCGGATCAGCTGTCTAGATTCGCCGCTGGTCAGCAAGTCGTACGTCGATTCGATGCGGATCAAGTACGGGTCAGAAGAGAGTACCCAGTTTCGTGTTCGCGTTTTGGGGTTATTCCCGGTTAGTGACGACGACACGGTCATTGCTGCGGGCGACGTGGAACTCGCCCGGCATCGTCAGATTTATCAACCAAAAGAGACGCCAATCGTAATCGGACTGGATGTAGCCCGCTTTGGCGACGATTCAACGGTTGCGGTAGTTCGCCAAGGCCGCAAGGTACTGGAAGTACATACTTGGAAGAAAATAGATCTTATGCAGACAACGGGACGGCTAGTGGAGCTCTATCAACGCGACTGGTACTTACCCGTTGAAGAGGTCCTCATCGACTCCGTGGGCCTCGGTAGTGGTGTACTGGACCGTGCAAGAGAATTAGGACTACCGGCCCGTGGCGTAAACGTCTCCGAATCACCGAGTATGACCGACAAGTACTCGAACCTGAGAGCCGAGCTCTGGTTCACGTTAGCGGACTGGTTTAAGCAAGAAGTGTCGATCCCCGATAACGAAGATCTCGTACGGGACCTGGTCGCAACACGCTACACGTACCGCAGCAACGGTACACTTGCAATCGAGAGTAAAGCAGAAACCAAGAAACGACTGGGACACAGCCCGGACCTGGCAGATGCGTTAATGCTATCAATGTCCAGCCGAGCAATCGACGCTCGTGGGCAGTATCGTAGACACAAGATTAAACGCGCAAAACGAGTCGCCAATGTTGTCTAGACCATGAGCTACTCGACGTACTTTATCGTGACCTGGACCTGGAGCTGTATGCAAGCCGTGATACCGGCAATGCTACAGACAATGCCAGAGCCGATCGCTCAGAATTATGCAGTCACAAAATGCAGCTGTGTCATTGACAAGTTCCGCATGACAATCACAGAAGATGAGCTCAAACGATTAACGCATCAGCAGCGCGGCGAAATGGGCGAGCACTTCGCAAGACTTTGCACTGGTCTAGGATCAGAGAGCTAATGAGCATACTGTTTTGTGTTCACCCGAGTAGATCCCCAGGCTCGGTCTATTTTACTAATCTCAAACGAGATACGATTATGTACGGCAAGAAACACAGCGGAGCAATGGGCAAGTACAAAGCAATGATGGGCGCGTACGGCAAAAAGAAGAAAAAGTAATGACAAAGTCATCAACGCATTACTTCAAAGACGGGACGAAGTACACGGGCGAAATCCACAAAATGCCGAACGGCGAGCTACACAGCGGAGCAAAGCACGGGCGTAATAGTGACCGAGTATTTCATTTTGCTGATCTGACAAACACGGCAAAACTACGTGCGAGAAAAAAATGAGTAAAGAACTCAAAGCGATGAGTTTTGACGATCTCCAAAGCTGGATCAAAACCGCATTAACCGACGCAGCCGATTATCGGGACAACACGACAAGTCCCCACGCAGCCGAAGCGATGAGGTACTGGCTTGGTCATCCGTTCAAAGAAAGCGGTCACCAGCCAGAAGAGGAAAAAAATCGCTCCCAAATAATCGACAGATCGCTTCACGATGCGGTAAACCAGGTTCTCCCCGCGTTGATGAGAATATTTTTCGGCTCGGAAAAAGCGATCGCATTCACACCACGTAAATTAGAAGACGTTGAAATCTCAGAACAAGCGACCGATTACGTAAATTATGTATTCCGAGACGCCAACCAAGGCTATCGGGTTTTACTTGATGTTCTGCAAGATACGCTCATCAAAGGAACCGGGGTCGCACAAGTTCATTTCGACGAACGGCTTGATACACAGACAAGAGAACTAAGTAACATCACGCCCGAAGCGTATCAGTATATCGCCCAGCAAGGAATCTGGGAGATTGTTAGCGCAGAACAAAACGAAGACGGCACCTTCGAGCTTGATCTGACAAAGACCGAAACGTCCGGCGAGATCGCAATCGAATCGGTCCCACCGGAAGAGCTCTTGATTGACCGCTACTGCACAAATGAAGATGACGCGAAAATCGTCGCCCGTCGGCAGCACTTGAAAGTCAGCGACCTGATCGAGATGGGTTATGAGCTCGAATCATTTGAGAGCTATATCGGCCAAGACGCCGAATACAAATCGAACGAAGAATGGCTGTTGAGACACCCGTCAAAGCAGTACAATAGCGAGGATTCTGATTTAGCTAACCAGGAGATCGTTTACACCGAATCATACGCTCGTGTAGACATGCTGGGAACGGGGAAGCGCCAGCTTCGTAAAATCTGCACAGCTGGTTCATCGTACAATATCATCAATAACGAACCCGTAGACGAACACCCGTTTGTTCTCTTCCGTATGCTTCCGTTGCCGCATAGTGTCGAAGGTATGAGCCTATACGACGAGCTCGGTGATCTGCAAAGAATCCGCTCGGCTTTGATGCGTAATCAACTGGATGCGCTTGCTCTGAGTACAAACCCGAGATTTGCGTACGTGGAGTCTGCGGTTGACGTGGATGCTCTGGAAGATACTTCTCTGAATGCGATGATTCCGATGCGCTCCCCAGGGGCGATACAGCCGATCGACATACCGAACACGTCATCGCAAGTATTCCCGATGCTCGAGTACCTGGATAAGATCGCAGAGTCTCGTACGGGAATCAGTCGCGCATCACAAGGTTTGGAAGCGGAACATTTACAATCGACGACACGCGCCGGTATCGAGATGCAACGAGGCGCAGCCGAAGCGAGATTGGAGTTAATTGCCAGGAACATCGCCGAAACCGGCATGCGACCGCTTTATCAAAAAATACTGCGCCTGGTCACGTATCACGGCAGTCCAGATGATATCTACCAGGTGCGCGGCCAATACGTACCAATCGACCCAACGAGCTGGCCGAGAATGACCGCTCGCGTGTCTCTCCCGCTGGGCGGGGCAGACACACAGTCGAAGATCGCAACGTATCGGATGATCCTCGCAGAACAAGAAAAAGTAATACAGCTGCTCGGGGTAGAGAACCCGCTCACGTCTCTTGCTCAGTGGCGAGAAACGATGCTCCGTATGCTTGAACTACAAGGCATCCACGACGGCGCACGTCTCTGGAATGACCCAACCCAGTTCCAGCAACAGCAAGCCGATCAGCAACCGGAGGAACCCGAGAAGTCACCGGAACAACTACTCGCCGAAGCCGAAGTCGAGAAGAAGCGCATGGACGTGATCCAACGCGGAATCGAAATGAAACGCAAAGATGATCGTGAACGCGATAAGCAAGAAGTTGATCTATTTATCCGCATTCGTCAACTCGAGCTCCAGCACGGCGTACCGATTGATCCAGCACCAATTTATCAGATGATTTCGCGTAACCGGGAGCTACAGAAGATTTCCGAAGCGGCAGAAGCACAGCAATTTGAACAGCAAATGAACCCCGCACCACCAGCGCCCGGTCCTATTCCGGAGCCTATGCCCGGAGTAAACTAATGGCTAAACAGCGCTACGGAGCTCGTAGAAGACCCGTTGAAGAGCGAACAGATCCGCTTGATACGTTTGGCGGTCTACTCGCCGACTTCGCAAAGGAGATGTCTCCGGTCGTCAATATCTACCGTGCCGGTTTATTTGAAGACGAGTACCCGATTGCCCCGTTTGCGACACCACGCGATCGAATGCTTTCTTTACTCGAAGAGCCCGAGTACCAGCGCTACATCGACAACGTCGCAAGCTCTGGGATGGGAGCAACGACCAAAGCGACAAAAGCGGCAAAAAGCACAAACCC